ACCATCTAGCAAAGTTGCCATCTCCGGCAGCTTGCATCCCATAGCCTTACAGAACAATGCCGCCTGCATCGTTCCAAACTTGAATCCTCGTTTTTTACCGAAGATTTCTAATGATACTATTCCTTTGTAATGCTCCATTCAATTAAGACTCGTACTTAACCCAAGTTCCGGTGATTTCAAATGAACCGCTGAAAGTCGTGCCGGCATTCAAAGGGCCGCTGAAAGAAAGGGTATTCAGATAAGCCTGAGCGTAAATAGTCAGGTTAGTTTGGTCACCAATTCCGATGCTTACCTCTGTCCTGTTCTTGTGGATATCCACAAGGTCAGCCAAACCATAGGTAGAGGAAGGATTGAAAAGACCCTCAAAGTCAACCGTTGCCGTGTTGCCCGAAGGAAGAATAGCACGGTCTCCGTTATTGTCTTTGCAAGTGACATCAATCGTATTGTTTGTGCTATTAAATGTAGCATTAGTCAGACATCCGATAAGCTGACCGCCAACATAAACTCCGATGTTATTACCATTAAGTACTGCCATTTGTTTATTGTTTAATTGTTTTCTGTTGTTTTAAGTTCCGAAAGAGATATATTCATTTTGTCGGGTGGGTACTTCCCGTCATATTTTACCCCATATTTGAGCCGTATAAGCTCACTGCCCAGCGTGGAATCCGTTTGCAGAACAGACCCTACCGGATATTCTCGGCCAAACATATTGACCCATTTTTTAACCAATCTTACTCTATAAGCCATGTACCTGAAATGTTGCTGTTTTACTGTAAAGGTCGTGGTCTTTTACGAAATCATCACTTTCATTTAGCAATTGTGCAAAGCCAAACTGCACATTATTTACCGTTCCATCCGTCTGATTTAATAATGATGTTTCAACTGCTTCAATTAAAGTAGTAACATCATCATACGAATAATGATAGGCCACAACTTCCACATTATATATATAACCGCAGTTTTTAGCGCTTGTAGTTTTTCCACTAATACGGCAGACAACGTAAGGAGCCACTTCAGTTTCAGGAATGACCACCGGGTATACCTTATGCTTATCGCCTGCCTTGTTAAGGCCAACAGCCGCCTGCACGGTTGCATCATTTTCTAATATATATGTAACTGCTTTAAGCATTGTTTTTAAGCATTCTTTTCATATAATTCGTCAATTTTCTACTTAATATTTTACCAATATTAGCTTCAATACGTTCTTTTGTTTGGTCAAATGCTGGCCGCATAAATGGCTTAGGATTAGTCTTGCCAATTGTTTTACCCTTTTTAGTTACAATAGCACGACCAAATTCAATTAAATGCCCATGATATCCTTTATATGCGCCACCTCTTCTTGGCCCTACTTTAATTATTCCTATTTCTGTTGCTTTTCTCAGTGGTGGTTTTATTACACCTATAGATTCTTCGAGTCTTCCAGTTTTATAAGGTGCATTACCTTGTGCATAATCAATTAATGGTTTTGCTGCGTCATTGTGAGCAGCTTGTAAATAACGATGCTGCAACTGCTTTGGCAATCCTTTTAGTAGATCGTCAAGCTCTTTTATGCCAGTAACTGAAAGCGTTACACTCATGTAAAAAACGTATTATCCAATAAGTTACTAACAATCATCAGATATCTATCCCGGTTTTCATATGCGTCAGTAATACTCAAAATCTCATATACCTGAGTATTATAAACAATACGCATACGGTTATTCAAGTCTGAACGATGACGCACAATCCATTGCGTAGGCTGGACATACATTATCCGGTTATCAATTACCGTAGTATTGCCGTCCTTGTCCATTTTACGGGCTGAAATGAAACTATCCGTATCAATCAACTCCCAAGCGTCTATTTTATCCTCATTTGAATCACCGTTACTAATAACGGGCTGAATGAGATAAATCTCACGGTCAAGGCGGCCAATCTTTTGCTTATGCGATAGCATTCTGTAGCTGTTTAATCTTATCAATTTCAGCAGTACTCAAATGCTGCATTACATTATTAAAATCGTACTCAACACCCAAAAAATAGTTAAATTTCCAGATATTCTCCTGGCTTTTAACATCAATCAATCCGGGGTACTCTCCAGCCGGAACCCGGTAAAATTTTACCCCATGCTTTGATATGTTTCTGTTGCTGGCATTGTCCATACCTCTATTCAAATTATCTGGCCATAATGTCCAGTTCATTTTTTCAAGTAACGAACGGCTGATAACACGTGCAGCCCCATAGGTGCTTTGATGGTTAATCAATCGCCTACATTGGTCATCTTCAACAGATATATATAAGCAATCCGAAATACCGAAATATTCATATTTACCAAAATACTCAACATACTGAGTAAGCAGATAATCAGTTACCAAGTCATCGCTGCCTATCTCCATCATGTAGTCAAAGTCGTAAGCGGCCAAAGCCTTTAGACCGTAATTCTTTTTTTTGCTTACCGGAAGGTTTTCGTGCATAGCCCATCCGATGTTATATTTTTCCATTAGCGGAATCATCTCAGGCTCACTAATAACGGCAAACGCTTGGATATTGTAAGAAGGATGAATCCGCATACGTTCAATGCCAAGTAGACACAATTCGGTAATTTCCGGCCTGCGCCATACGGCTAAGTAAACCAGCAAATTAATCTTGGTTGGCATTCCAGGTTACCTTAATGATATCCAGTAATGTCATAGAGTTCCAAAATATAGGCGTTACCTCGCCTTGTCTTGCGTCTTCACGTTGTTCAAATAATGAGCCTATTTGCATTAGCATGGCTTGCTTTGCAATTTCAGGAAGAGGCTCATTTATTGCCTCATCATATCCGGCCGTATAGCCTATCGTAATTGCGTTAGGACGTGACTTGATATCGGTGGGCCACAAATCTATTTCACCACTTGCATCAATCGCATATAGCCTGCAAATACCGCTATGAGTGTCTACTACGAAGTCCGTATTTTCTACCATTGTGGTAGTTGTTCCGTCCTCGTTTAGATATGTAAACGAATCAATGGTTTGAACCGGGCCGTAGGGAATTTCGATATAGCTATGACTGAAGGGAAAATGGTCAAGCTTTACAGACCGTTCCTGTGTGACAAATGAAAGACCAGCGTAAGCTTCACAAATTCTTCTAGCCGTTTTAATTAGGCCAGTTATATAACTATCCTTAGCCGTGCCTTGATACTCCAAATGCACCTTAGCTTCAGCAAGCGTAACCGGCTCAACTGCCGGCTGGTCTGTAACACGGCTGTAAATAATCATTTCTTTAACACGATAAAATCAAGCCTAAATTTCCTCAACTCTTCAGGCGTTACCATAATGAACTCACCACGCCTTGCGATGATATCTACGCCATTTTCACGGCGTAGCAAAAACGTTCTTTTAGGTACAGCTTTAATCATTGTTTTTTGTCAAAAAGGAAGGCCAGTTACCCGGCCCTCCCTTGTTCACGAAACCTCAAATCAATTACGTCAGCGCAGGCAAATCAGTTGCGTCCCAATCTTTGCAGATTGAGAATTCAGCAGGCTGCTCAATTTCAACATCCATAAAGGCATTGACAACGAAGCGTTTAGTGCCAGCAAGTGCCTGAGTATACGGGTCGAACAGAATGTCCAAACCGCCCCAAGTACCGAGGACTGCACCCTGCCAATAGTCAGAGTAGATGATAGCGCAAAGGTCGCTTTGAGAACCTTCGGTCAGGTTGCTTGGCATTACCTCAGAAACGAACAGCGGACGGCCTACCAAACGACCGGAGAAATCATATACAAAATTGCCTTCCACACCGGAGGTCTGCTTCGGAGTCTGGCTGAGTGCGAATTCACCGTAAGCGTTGGTGATGAAACCAGCGGAACCGCTACGGCTGTTAGCAGCTTTCGCATCACGAATCATGCTAACGAGAGCAGCATAAGTCATGTTGTTAGAAGTGCTTCCAGAGCCAAGAGAAAGAACGTTTACACCATTGTAAGACAGGATGCCGGTAGGCTTGTTGCCGGTACCATCAGCAGCCAAAACTGCATCGTCTACAGTCAGTTCATAGCGACGGGTGATGATATTGCGGAGGTGCTGCTCAAGTACAAAAGAGCTTTGAAGCATCATTTGGCTGGTCACGTCAACATACATACCAGTCCGCTTAGGGCTGATTTTGATGTTGTTGTAAGCAGGAACTGACTCGTCAACATTGCTAGTCTCAGTTTCCCAAGAGAAAGCTACGTCTGTAGAATGGCGAGGCCATTGAACATCACCACGAAGGCCAGTCATTACAGTAATGCCAAGCTGCGCTACAACCGGATTTGGATTAAGAATCGGGATGAGACCCATCAGGTCGGTAGCTACAACGTCAGCACCTTCAGTACCTACGTTCAAAGCTGCCTTCTGCTTACCGATTTTGATAAACTTGGAAGGGATAGCAATATTTCCAGAAATAGATACGCCGCTTTCCTTGGCTTCGCGGACTGCTTCCTGGTACATTTCGGATTCCACGCCTTCATGGGTGAAACGGTCTTTCTTAGAGGCAAGACCTTTGATTTGCTTGGCAAAAGAATAATTCTTAGCCATAGCATTCATTTCCTTGCGCTCGGCAGCATTATCCTGAACTGCGCCTACAGCGGCAGCAGATGCAGGCACAGCCTGACGCTTAACAATTTCAGCGGCACGCTTTTCGGCCCGCTCAAGAACTTCGATAGTAGAATCCAAGGTAGCGATTTGCTTATCCAACTGGTCGAGGCTTGCAACCTCTTCAGTAGACAATGCTTTCTCCTTGGCTTTGTTTGCGAGTACTGCGTATGCGTCCTCAAGGGTCACACGCTCCTCGCGTTTAGCTTTCAGATTGTCCATTTTCTATTTGTTTTAATT